ACCGCAGCTGGCTGTAGAGCCCCCGGATCCTGACGACGTTGCACGTCGCATCAACGAAAACATGGATGCGCTTGCCAGTGGCGACGTCTCTGTAGAGGACTTGCTGCAGGACGACGTGCGTCGTTATGCCAGCCGCAGTGGCAAGACCCGCTACATCGAGCTGAGTGGCGATGAAATGGCCGCTGCATTTAACGGTGTGCGCAGAACCCTGACCGGTTCTGTTGACCGCGCAGAACTGACAGGCCGCCCGTCGTTTGGCGAAGAACAGATCAACGGCAAAGCAATCGAGGTGCTGGCTGAAACTGGCGGCGACCTTGATCGGCTGCTGGAGCTGGCTGAGCGGGCCAGCAAAGGCGACCTTGCTGCTGGCGAAGACCTGGCGTCTATTCGTGCCACGCAAATCCTGCTCGACGACGCAAACGAAAAGGCTGCGCTGGCCGCCATTGAATACAGCGGCGCTGTTGGCGCTGACGCCAGGGCATCAGCCGCTAGCAAGCTTGTCGCTGCAACCAATGATGCGTTGCGCCTAGGTGCTGCTTACGCACGCATGACGCGAGTAGCGGCACAACAGCTGCGTATTGCGCAGATGAAGGCTGACCCCAACATGCTTAACGCCAAGCTGCTTGAAGGCGTCAACCTGCAGCATCCGACAACCAAAGAAACTGGTGAAGCTGCTGTGCGCGATGGCTTGCAGCCAGCACAGGGCGCACTGGGCGACGGCGTTTACTTCACTACTGACACCGCTAATTACGAAGGCATGCCCGGCTATGGCGGCGCCTTAGTGGAAGGCGGACTGCAGCGTGACGTCAAGATCCTGGACCTGCCGTCAATGGACAAGAGCCTCGCGGACCTGATCCGTGAGCTGGACCTGGGCCGCATGCGCAAAGGAGCCAACGGCCTTGAGCTGACACCAGAGCAAAAGACAGGCCTGCAGGACTATGTGACCGGCCTTGGCTATCAGGGCCTGCGGCATGAAACAGAAATGATTGGCCGCAGTGGTGGACCGACTGACGAGGTCGTTGTCTATGACGTCAATGCTGCCAACCGCATTGTTGGCTCCAAGGCAGAGGTTGCACCCCCAGCCGCAAGCAAGGCAACTGCAGCTGACGAGTTTGCTGAGGAGGTCAGTGCAGCCGGCAACCTGCTTGATCGCGTGCTGCCTGCTGAGGTAGTGGCGTCAATCAAGACAGGCAGGCCGACAGGCGATGCCAAGGAGTACGTCGACCTGCTTGCTGACGTTGCAATCCAAGCAAGGGCAGACAAGAAGTATGCGGCAAGCATGGCTCAGTTCATGCGCGAAGCGCCGACTGGTTCTGGCATTGCCCGCAACATCCAGCAGTGGCATGTCATGTCGATCCTGTCTGCCCCACGCACCTGGTGGACGATGTTGTTTGGCAGTGCCTATCGGGCCGCCACGTTGCCAGGCCAGATGGCTGCTGGTGGGTTGATGGACGCTGCCGCCCGTGGCTTGCGTGGCGACATGCCTGGCATGCAGGGCGCATTGCAAGGCTCAAGCCTCAGCCTCAAGACGTACATGAAGTACGGCCAAAACTTGATGTATGCCTTGCGGTTGACTGGCGCATCGCTCAAGCACAACGAAGCGTTCGGCAACCTTGGTGTCGACTACATAGGGTTTGACAGGTTCCGTGACGCTGGGCCTAAGCAGGGCACACTGCGTGATGTGCAGATGCAAGAGATTGACGACGGCCATTGGTCGATGGACGTCAACAACAAAAACTTCCTTGCTGTTGCTACGCACTACATAGCTCGTGCCGCGCGGGCAACCGTTGGTCGTCCCATCACTGCTATCGACAGTTTTATTAACGGCATGGTGGGCCCGTCAGTTGAGTGGGCTCGCTTGATGGACGAACAGCTTGACCACGCTGCTCGCGTCGGTGTTGGCAGCCCTGGCTCAAAAGAAGTGTGGGATTACGCCAGCAAAGAAACAGAGAAGTTGCTGCGTCGGCAGATGCGTGACGTCACGTTGCCTAGCGGTGCAGTTGTTAAAGGTGGCGCGCTCACCGGCACGCACGCCAAAAACGTCATGGACTATGTGGCGTTTACTGATCCGCTCAAGTCGACATACGAACCCCGGACATATCAGATGGGGATTCGCAAGGCGAGAGAGCAGGGGCTGACGGATCCTGTCGACGTCGACAAGTTTGCCTACTCCTACATGAAGGAGTCGCCAGACGGCCGGCCCCTCGCCACTCGGTTGTGGCGGCCAGCAGAAATGGCGTCGAACTTTGTGCGGGAGAACCCGCTCGGCTCAATCATCTATGCCTTGCCGCGCGGTCCGGTCAACGTGCTGAAGGGTGCAATGCGGATGGTGCCTGGCGCAAACCTGTTGGTCGACACTTTCTGGCGCGACATCCACAGCGAGGACAAGTTCACCCGCTATCGGGCGCTCGGTGAGATGGCTACTGGCAGCATGACGTTTGCCATCATCACGCAGCTGCTGAACAGCGGGTACATCCAAGTCACTGGCTTTGATCCTGCTGATTGGCGTGAACGCAAAACTGGTCCGACTGCGGATTTCACTGGCTACATGCCAACCAGCATCCGCTTCCGTGTGCCATTTACTGATCAATACACGCCATTGATTCAGGTGCGTGCGTTGGATGGACTGGCCACGATGATCGGCATTGTTGGCGAATACAAGGAGCTGGTTGAAAACGTCAGCTACGAAGACGCGGAAACCGCAGCGTCGCAAGTTGCTGTGTCTATTGCTGGTGTCGCCAGGTCTTTAGGCCCAGGCAAATTCAACTCAACTGTTCTTGAGCCGTTCCGTCGCTTGATGGATCTGTACTCCAACGCCATGGACAATGGCAGAGCAGGCAGCAAAGAGGGCCGGGTCAACGCTTGGACTCGGTACATCGCTACAAACCTGCGCGCCTTTATGCCGTCATTCTTTGCTGGCATGCGTGTTGGCCCGCAGCTGTTGCCATCAGGCCCAGCTACGGAGTTTGCGCCGCTGGCTATTCCTGCCCAAACCATGCAGCTAATGCGCATGCGTTTGCCCGGAGCAAGTGCAGAGTTTCCGCCTGAGCGTCATCCAATCACAGGCAATCCAGTGCCTATGCCACAGGCACTTGGCACAAACTTGATTCCTGCTGATCAGCCATGGGCGCGCAGTGCGTTCAACTTGCTTAGTCCGACCAGTGCCTTTGTCACCCGCACCCTGTCAGACGATCCAATCGACATCGAGATCCGCAAGTTGTACGGCAAAGGTTCAATGGCTCAGTGGTGGACTGACACTACTTTTGGCGACAAGCTGCCAAACCGTGTGCTGTCTCCGCAAGAGCTTGATCGCCTTGTTGTTATCGGCACCAAGGAAGTAAAGATCAGAGGCAAGCACCTAGAAGATGCAATGCGCGACTTGGTTACAAAAGATCCGAAGTACGCATCGCTTGGCTATGGCGGCAACCCTGCTGATAGATCGCGGCCTTCAGGCCAGTTTGAAAGCTTGCGGATGGCTGAAGTGCGCAGCTTGTTTAGGGAGTACGTCACGGCCGCCAAGACGTTGCTTGTCGAGGAGAGCCCGGCGCTTGCTGAGGAGTTGCGGCAGGTAGAGCAGATCCGTGCTGACAATGCTGTAATTAGAAACAAAGGCCAGCTCGACTTAATACGCGAGGCGGGCAGCTCTACGCAAACCTTCGTTGACGCTCTGAACTAATGCCTTACGCCTACCAGGTTTTCACCGGCAACGGAAGCACCACTCAGTACGCTATTGCCTTTCCGTACATCAGGAAGGAGCACGTCAAAGTCTTCGTCAACTTTGTCGACACGTCGTTCACCTTCGCTAATGACACCACGGCGCAGCTCAGTGCAGCGCCTGGGTCTGGCGTCAGGGTTGAGGTGCGCAGGGTAACGCCAGCTAATGCACCGCTGGTTGACTACACCGACGGCTCCACGCTGACGGCTGCTGACTTAGACACCAACGCTCTGCAGCAGCTGTACCTGGATCAGGAGCTGGATGACATCCAGAAACAGGTTGTCACCATCAGTACAACGACAGGTCTGCCAACGCTTGGCAACAGCAGGCTGACTGACGTCACTGATCCGACCAACGCGCAAGACGCCGCTACTAAAAATTACGTCGACAGTCGTGTTAATCAGACAGCAAACATTGCTGATGCTGCAATTACTACAGCAAAGATTGCCGATGCAAATGTAACCACCGCTAAGATACTTGACGCAAACGTTACTACTGCAAAGGTTGCGGCCGCGGCCATTACAACCGCAAAAATTGCAGACAATAATGTAACCACCGCCAAGATTCCAGACGCAAACATAACAACTGCCAAGCTTGCAGATGCAAGTGTTACAACCGCCAAGATCCCAGACGCAGCAATCACTGCCGCCAAGCTGGCATCAGGGATTATTGATGCAAGTAAACTGACGGCCGGGACTGTCGTTACGGATTCAGAAGTTGCATCTGTCACGCCAAACGACACAAGCTTCTTCTCAACGCAGGCGTCAGACACTCGCTACTTCAGGCAAGACACAAGCGAAACGATTGCCAGCGGCAACACATGGTCTGCAAGCGACACGAAGATCGCAACGACTGCGGCTATCGATGCTCGAGTTGTTGACCTGGTCGACGACGTTGGCGGCTTTGTGCCCATTGCAAACGAGACCAGCTTTCCTGTCACAAACCCTGACGTCAACAACGGGCCTGGAACCATCGTCAGCATCGCAACCATCGGCTCAACACGCACGCCTAACACTGGCGTCGTCAGCATCTCTAACGGGTCTGGCACCAACACTGTCACGATCAACAACTGCGGCACAACAGTTCTGACCGCTGGCTTCGGCGTACTTGTTGAAACCACTGGCACGCTGCACACCTACAACTTCCACCGCCTGGTGCCAAAGGCCACGGAGGTGACCACGGTTGCGGCCAATGCCACTGCTATCGCCAACGTATCGACCAACCTTTCTGACGTTCGCAACTTCAGCGACCTGTATCAGATCAGCAACGGCAACCCCTCCGTGCGTGCTGATGGCAGTTCTTTGGTTGAAGGCGACTTGCTGTATGACCGCACGCTCAACGTGCTCAAGGCGTACAACGGATCGTCTTACCAAAACGTTGCGCCTGACAGCGCCACACTGGCTGACATCAACGTTGTGGCAAATGACCTGGCAACGTTTGACGACCTAGGTTCTGTTGCTGATGCAGTTACTGCGGCAAACAGTGGTGGCGCATTAGAGACATGCGCAGACAACATCACAGACATCCGCAACCTGGCGAACATTGAAGACGGCAC